TATTAACTAAATTGCTCATGTCTATATATTTTACAAATGGTTTTAGTAAGTGATTTGTTTAAAGGTTCAATACACAAATACTTGTTTCTCGGGTGATGCATAATATTTCCGTCCCCCAAAAAAACAGCAACGTGGTTAGGTCCTCTGCCCTTTACGAATTCGAATACTATTACATCATGCTTTATTAAAGAGGTAGAGGGGGATAATTCTACTATTGGTAAATCGGGATTATTTTTATTTAAGTCGAATAATTCTTGTATTAGCTCAGGGTTCTTTTTATGCCAGTCATCTCCCAGTTTGTTTTCCCCTGAAAGATCCACTCCTAAATTTTTGTAATACTCTTTTATCACGGTATAACAATCTGACTCTCCTATTTTAAATATCCTGTCATAAAGGAAAGTTTTACTTTTTTTAGGATCAAAAAAGCTAAAAGAATCTTTTTTAGAGCAATAAAGTATAAAGGGTAATTTATGGGCTCTACTGTTTATCATATCGTTGGGAGAAAATTGATCGTTACGTGAATTATGAGAGTGGTAAACAGCTTTTACATTTCCTTCATCAGAAGCTAAAGCGTAATCTAAAGGTCTAATAGAAAAATGTTTATCTGCTTTTTCAGAAACGTTAACGCATTTAAAAGTTTTTAGCCGGTTTTGTTTTTCTAATATTATACCGCAGCATTCTTTAGATTGATCTTCTAGAGCATGATCCTTGATGGAACTTTTTATATAGTCTTCTAAAATCATTGTTGTCTAGACATTTTATTAGCTGCAGGAAAACCTCCGTATGGCAGTTCTCCTTTTTTAATAGGGCAACCTACACCCGGTTTGACTTTACCAGTTGTTCCTGCTCCCCACCTCATTCTACAACCTGTAAGAGATTTAGAGCATTCGTCAGCTATCCAGAAGTCAGAGTTAGGAGGAACATTCCCGATATTTTTAATCGCTGAAGCTCCTTCTCCAATAGGCCCTTTAGATACGAAATAATATTTTATATTATCTTTAAGTATATAACAGAAAGTGCCTTTTGCGTAAGTTTCACCTTTGTCCCAAAGTTTATTGCCTCCATTCACTGCGCGACCCAATAGGGTTGATATTCTTTCGTCTTTATCGTTGGCTACTGGGATAGCTTCTTCGGGTAGTCCGGTAGATGCTGGAGCTTGAAGGCCGGCTGGGGTTCCCGGTAGGTTAGATAATTCCGCTTTTTCTAATAAGGGTACTATAGTTTTTTCCTCATCGGTGTCAGCATTGATTACGTTAGTAGACCCGTCTTGATACCAACACCCTAAACCGCGGTATTGCCATACACATTTATCAGCAACAATCATTCTTTTGGGTAATTTTGTCCCTTCTAAATCTAGAACAGAAGAAAGTTCATAACTCAATACTGATTTATTTTCAGTGTCTTTTCGCTCGATAAAGTATACGTCTTTTGGAAGCTCAGCGTAAGGGTCGGGTTCATAACCTTGAGGTAACGCTGAAGCTGCTTTAGTTGATCCAGCAGAAGCCCCCAAAAAATTTCTACGGTCTAAATACTTTGCAAATGTTCTGCGCCGTGTAACTTTAGCACCAATTATGTCTCCAAATTTTCTTATCTCATTTCTAAGTAGAGCTAACTGGTCTATTCCTGTTTTTGATTGGCTAGCTAAACTTAAACTTGGTCTGGGAAGAGTACCTTTAGTAGTGGCTTCAAAGCCTTCAGCAATTATTGGAGCTGGATAATACTCATACCCTTGCCAAATAATAAAAGAGTTAAACACTTTTATATTGTTATGAAATCTTAAAATTCCATCATTAACATCGCCCGGGAAACCTACTTGAGCTGCGTCTTCCCCTAAAGTAATCTCTTTAGTTTCGAGTAACTTGTTTAAATCTATCTCAAACATCGTAACCATCGCAGAAGGAGTCAGGTTAGTAAGTTCAAAATTTAAAGACTTAATCGAAGATTTAGCTCTTTCTGAGTCTGCTGTTGTATAATCCGGCATTTTAATTATTAGTTTCTACAAACTGAGTTTTGACAGAGTAGTTATTGTGAAAAGCAAAATTACTGTTGAAAGAAGGACATACAAATCTTTTTGTGTAACCTGAATCAGCATAGATTTCTGGTAAATTTTTAACCGCAAAACTTTCAGCCCCTTTACGGGTTCGAAGAAAATGTATTATAGCGCGAGTCTCGTTCTCGCTTCTCATGTCAAAAGAGACATCTAAAGTAATTAAACCTACATAAATACCGTCTGGTATTCTTTGCTCGTATCCATTACCAAAAACTACGGAGTTAACTCGGGGATTGTGGGCAGTTGAAAGGTTGTAAGAGGGGGTCCAAAGGAAATTTGGAATAGATTCACCATTTTGAGCATCTACGTAACCTCCCCAGTATTGAGTAGCCGTAATTGCTTGCCCGGCGGGTACATCTTCTAAAGCATAATAATATTTAATTTCTTTAGGTATTCCGCTGTCTCCAATGTTAGATCTAACAAAAACAATGGAGTTTTTCAAGTAAGTCTTACTTGAATTGTGGACTGGAACGTCATATATACTATTTGCCATTTCTCCTTATTCCTTTATTTATTATATTACACATAAAAAAGAGTGTAAAATAAAGATAAGGTAATGTTAGGAAGAATTACAAGAGAGGCGGAAAGTATCACTATTAACGGTAGTGGAATACAAGGAGTCCAGTCTATTTCAGCATCGTACGATTCAGTGGCGGCTCCTTTAAGGAATTTAGGTATAAACAGCATACAATTTGCTCCAGAAGGCCCTCAATCCGCTAGTTTAAGCGTTAATTCGCTTTTTACCCACACTGCTTCTCCCAGTGCGCCGGTTACTTCAGTAGACGTTTTGCAAAATTTTACGGGAGATATAGCTTTTAGCGGGGTAGTAGAGCACGGAGAGAAAAGTTTTATTTTTACGGAAGGATACCTAGATTCATACTCTGCTAACTGTTCTATTGGAGAAATACCTCAAATTTCCACTAGTTCCACCATTTATGGAGAGTTTGGTACGGGAGTTTTAGCTAATGTGCCTACAGATTCCTATCCAACAACTTTAAATATACCTAGTTACAGTTCTATGGAGATAAACTTAGATACTTTCAAAACTAATCGTGTTAATAATTTTAGCGTAAGTATTACCACTCCTAGAATACCTCTTTACGCATTAGGAAGTGCTACTCCTACAGGAGTCATTGCTGGAAATCCTGTAAGGGTAGACGTGAATTTTAGTATTGAGCCAGACGATTATGAGATAAAAAATATGAGATTCGTACCAGAGCAGACAGTTTTTCAAGACACTACAATAACTTTGAAAAAAAATAATACTAATATAGAATTATTAAAGTATTCTTTTAATGATATGTTACTGGTTTCAGAATCATTTCAAGCGGGCGCTACTGATAATGCTACTATTGATTTTGCATTAACATCTTTCATTTTAAGGTAAAAAAAGTGTAATAGCTAAAAAGGTATGGCAACAGTATTCTACGATAAGGCGGCGGTAAAGGTAACAGTGGCAGATATGTCAGAAGTCCTTTTAGCTTCGGATTGTAGTGTTAGCTTTAGCAATTCACAGCAACCTTTTTATGCTATTGGCAACAAAGGGGCTTTAGGTCAATTTCCAAATGCAGCAAGACAAGGGGATGTTTCTTTTAGTTTTTTAACAAGTATTACTGGAGTGAATGATGGTCAACCCGGAAACTTGATAAATTTTCTAGCTAGCGGTATTAAAAATTCTACAAATTCTGTAGCTACAGGTGTTACTATACAATTTGCGGGGGTTTCAGGAGTTGGATTCTTAAACTCTTACGGATTTGACGTAGCTAGTAATACCATTTCTACATCTAATGCGTCTTTTAGTTTTTTTGGATCTGGAGAGCAACTTCCAGTAAGTGGAAGACTTTCTGGGTCTTTATATTCACCTACAGCTACCTCTACCCAATTAGCTACAGGAATAGCTCATGGTAGATATACAACTTTACCATCAACTTTACAAACTGAAATATCTTCACCTACAGCTGCTACAGAAGTGGGTACAATTTTTGGGGCTGATTATTCTATAACTTTTAATCATAGCCCGGTTTTCAAAGTCGGTCAGGAATTTCCAACTACCACTTTCTATACTACCGCGTCTGAAAATGTAAATGTAACTGAAGATGTTTTTAATTCTGGACTAGCATTTGATGAAGCTAATATCGCCGCAATAAATATAGATTTAAAAGGTTTAGAGGCTGATTCTAGCAATAAAATGCAAGTTGGAATTAAGAATGCTAAACAAGTATCAACATCTATGTCGGTAGGGCTAGATGATATCGTAAGAACCCAAAAGAGCTTAACAGCCGCTTATTAATGTGCTCTACTCTGCCAACAACGCTAAACTACAAGTAAACGGAAAAGAAATTTTAGCTTCCGATGCTAATATAACGCTTGGGACTTCTCTTTCTCCTCGGTATCTAATCACTCAAAGAAATAGTAACGACTACTTTGCGAGTAATGGTATAGGTGGGCAGCTTTCTTTTAATTATTTCATAACTGGTAGAGACTATTTCAAATCTTTTATAACTGGTCAGGGAGAGATTCCCCAATCTTCTAGTCAGGTTATCTCAGGAAATTTCGGAGGCCTTAATTTTGATAGTGGTTATTTAACCTCTTATTCTGTAAATTTTGGTCCAAACGCTTCAGCAACTGCAAGTGCTACTATAGCTTTTTACGATCAACTAAATGGTGAATTTTCTTCTACAGAATCAGCCGCCCCTACAAATACACAAATGTTAAACTTCAAGAAAGGTGTCGTATCAGGGCAGTTTGTGAGCGGAGAAGTAGATAACTTTATAGAAGGGACATACAATTATTCAATGGAAGTAAATCCAGTTTATTTAATGAATGAAACTAAACCTAGCTCAGTAAGTTTTGGCGTTAAAAACGTAAGTATGAATTTTGAAATAGATAACCCTACAGGGTATCTTCCAGTATCTGGAACTAACGCTTTAATCTCAGTAGATTTAAAAAATTCATCTAATATTATAGTAGAGAATTTTAGTTGTTCGGGGGAAATCCAAAACAGAAACATATCTTCAGCTGCAGGGTCTTACATCAAGCAAACGATAAATGTAGTCCAAGCATCTACTCAGGGAACTACGGTTTTCGTAGGAACTATAACAGACAACGCAGGAAATTCTACTCCAGTAGGGATCGGAACAACAAGTCCAGAAGGGAACCTAGGAAATTTATAATGCCTACCTTTTTTCCAAAAAGAGCTTTTACACTTAGCGGGTCTAACATGAACTTCACAAGAAGGGTCATGTTTGGCCGGGAAGAAGTTACTGATTTTGAGTATCTTGATAAAACAGGTATTTCCGGAGTTGTCCCAGATGCTGCTTATACTCAAGATCTTACAATAGAAAGTAACGCGGCTACATTAAATTTAGGAGTTCAACAAGTAGCTTTAGATTCATTAAGTCAAATAGTAGTAAGTGGTTTACAGCCGGAAGATGTAAGTGGCAAAGCTGGTAAATTAATAACTCTTACAGGTGAAAACTTTCACCAAATAACTGATGTAAATTTTGGGGATATCAGTGGAGCTTTTAATGTTCTATCGCCATCAGAAATAGAAGTGAGGGTGCCTCAAAATGCAGATTTCGGAGGAGTTACTGTTTTTTCTTCATTAAGGACTGGTTTGGCTGGAAGTATATCGCAAGCTAGCGGGATAACCGTAAATCAATTTGTTCCTATACCCGAAGTTACAGGACTAAGTTCAAATCAATTAACTACTGGAGAAACTTTAACTGTGCAAGGGTCTTCTTTTTCGGGAGTGACAGGAGTAAGTGTCAACGGAATAGAATTTAATTCTGTATCTATACCTAATTCTACAGGAGTGCAAGCGCAAGTTCCAAGTGGATATGTTTCTGGGGTTCCCGTTCTAAATTTAAAAAGTGGTATATCTTATTCTTCTCCAAGCAATATTTTATTCAACCCTTTAGCAAAGATAACAGGAGTAGCAGAAGGGGTGGAACGCGGGGATTTATTAACTATATCAGGACAAAATTTTGATTCTGGAATAATGTACTCTGGCCAAGAGTACGATAGGTACTTGGTTTCTTTAGGGAATACTACTGGTAATTTTAAAATAATAGATGGTAATCGCATGAGCGGGGTTGTGCCTTTAGATTTTGAAATGACTGTAAGTGGAGGAAATGTGGCCGCGGGGCAAAATCCAATATCTTCTTCAGGCTTAGTCAGTATATTCTCTACTAATTTTCCTGAAGACTATCCTTCGAATGAATTTTACACTCCTAAAGTAGGAGTCCCGACTATAACCAGTATAAATCCTGAATCAGGTATACCGGGAGATAGTTTTATTATAAGCGGGACGAACTTGTTTGGTATTACAGGGCTTGCTGTTACTGGGACTGTAGGGGCAATTGGTTTCGGTACTGAAAGTCCGGGTATCTCGCAATTAGTAGTCGGAACAACTTTAGGTGCGAATATACCTTCAAATGGGGTTTCACATACTTTTCCAAATACTGGAGAACTTTTAGCTATAGGAGTATCAGGGTACTTTGGAAGTGCAACATCTCCTGCTAACTATAATGTTTTAGGTCTTCCTACGATAACTTCAGTTATACCAGATACTGACGTATTACCCGGAAGCACAGGTACGGTTTATGGAACTAATCTTTATTCTGGGACGACTTTAAGTTTAAGAAACAACTCTATAGCTCCCGCTGGTTATTTAAGTGATTTGTCTATAAGTGGATATTTAAATAGTGGTAAAGAGGTTGTTTTTAATTACCCTAATTCTTTCGCTACAGGAACTTTACAGGGATCAAGTATAAATTATAAAATAAGAGCTCACAATCGTAGGGGTAATGGAGGCTTAGAAGCTGTAACAGTAATCGCCGCACCTAGTATAGACGGGCCACCGGAGCTTTCGCCGTCGAGCGGCGAATTTGGGGATAATGTTATTATATCTGGTTTCTTCGAGGAAATAAGGCCAAGTGGACTTACTTTAGGTAATAGGGTAATTTCTGAATATAGCCAAAGCGGGACTACTGGTATACATTTCACTATACCCCTCAACTCTTTAAGTGACGTTGTAAGTATAGACACGAGTGGAGGATTAATAAGCACTACGGGTATTTTAGGTATTTCGCCGAGTAAACCTGCTATTAGTGGTTATTATGCGGGAGCTGGAGAAGCTCCTTCTACTTTTGATTATAATCAAATAATATCGCCGGGAGGATTCCTTTCTATAACTGGTAGCCGTCTAAACTTGGTAACAGGTGTTAATTTTACAGGTGTAGGAGCTAACACAAATCCTATTTCAGGAGCGGCGGTGATCGAAGGGAATGTTTTTTGGCAGAAAAGACCTAATAATTTAATTATTAATATTCCTGAAGGTATTCATACTGGAGACGGAAGCGGCTTGTTTGAGTTAAAAGACTTTAAAAATCGCACAACATCTTCAACAACTGTATCTAATTCTGGTATTAATGTTCCTTTTATAAGTGATTATACTTCAGCAGCCCCTGCTGGGAGCAATTTTGTTGTTAGTGGGTTTGATATAGAAGGACTTGATGTACTGTTTACACAATATGATGGACAAAAAATTAAAGGAGCCTCTGTCTCAAGTTCTGGCCCCGGAATTTCTGGCGTTTGCTCCCTAACAGTGCAAGTGCCGACTGGCTTAATACAGGATACTTTTCAATTAACTGGGAGAAGCAACACTGAAGGAATAACAAGTTTAAATGATTACGAATTGTTGCCTACTATCACAGGTATATCAGGATTTAATTCTTCTAGAATAGCTTCGACAGGGATTGATATTTTTGTTACTGGAATAAATGCTCCAGTTGAAAGCTTTATAGGAGAAAATTTAATAGGTATTTCTGGATCAGGGGACGGTACTAACACTCCTATGACCACTCTTCTTAGCCCTGCGCTTTCGGGAGATATAGCGACTGGCACTGGATTAGGCTTCTTTAGCAGTAGGGTCTCGGTAGAATTACCAAGCAGTTTTATAGGAACTGGTCAGTTTTTCTTTTTGAGAAATTCTTACCCAAGTGATGAGATTTCTACATTTGGAGACTCAGATGATGTTATTTCTGGATTTTTAGCAGAACAAATAAGTTATTTTCCAGATTTGTTTGTTGTAACCGGTACAAGAGTAGATGCTACTGGTTATGGCCCAACCAGAGGAGTTACTGGTGAAAATGTATTAATCTCAGGAGCTGGATTTAACGAAGTTACTGGTGTGTTTTTTCAAATACCCTCTGGAGAACTTTTACAGTCTAACTTCGTAATAAACTCTGACACTAAAATAACTGCTCCAGTTCCAAAAGAAGCTATAGAGTCTCGGGGTATGACTAGCTTGCTTTTATCCGGAGGAACTAACGATACGGTAGGAGATTTTGAGGTTATCCTAGACGCTTCGGTGGTCGAGTTTAACATAGTGGAAGAAAACGATGTGCCTGCAAGCTCAACTAGAGTAGGTAATTTCACTCAAAAAGAAACTATCAATGGAGTTGTGTTCTTGGTTACTCGTACTAGATTCCCAGATGGGACAACAGCCGTTATAAGTAGTGTCCCAGCGACTTAAAGATCTGCCTCGTTAATATCTATAAAGTACAAGAGGCGATAAAGTTTTTCTCTTCCAGCATCGTCGCCCATCAAGTCCATGGGGCATTGCATATTTAAATCTGGGTGGGGCTTGTTTAGCCATTCTGCTACATAGTCGTGATCCATGACAGCGCAACATTCATTTACAAAATTAACAAACTCTATCAAAATATCTTTAGAAACGTTCATTTATCTCGACGGCGCTCATCATATTGACGGCGCCTTTCGTTAGTGTCGATTTTTCTGTCTAAGTTATTTTGACCGCTCTGGAGCCCTTCTAATCTTTTAAGGATGTATTCCCTCTTTTCTTTATCATCTATTCTATCTATGTACTCCAAACCTTTCTGGATAACTTTTGGATCTATTTTAGGTCGGCGAGAGGGGACTTTAACTATAGATGGGCGTGGGGTTGGCGGCGTAATATTCTTATTTTTATCTTTATTGTTTTTTGAATCCTTTTTTATCACTGTGGGTGAACCTTTTGGGAGGGGAGACAATACGTT